ACTACTTTTATCCCATGCTTCACTTGGATGTACTCTAAGTAAGCTTCCATCAGGAACTTAGCAGTCAGGGAAAGACTTACCACCGCAAATGCTAAGGCGATAATCCATTGGATTAGTTCACTCATTGGCGATGCTCCACGAAACGCAACTTCCTTGTTTTAGAGTTGAAGTGTAGGTACTGAACGCCTAGATCTTTTTGCAAGGTAGTGCGTGCAGACAAGCGTCCATCTTTGTAGGACTTGACATCTAGTAACCTAAGTTGCCCTTCAGGGCTCATAGCAATTAAATCAATTGCACCTGTGCATCCACAGTTCTTAAAGACTTGATAACCCTGATCCCATAACCATGTGATGGCGTAGTGTTCTGCCATATCACCAATCCGTGAGGGGTCAGTGGGTCTCTGCCCAGTTACGTCCGTAGGTAAACTCTGAATCGAGTGGACATTTGAAATCGTAAATTCGTTCAACTTGGTGCATTGCCCGTATGACAAGGTTTCCAACTGCATCTTCCAATCCTTGTTTGACTTGTATCTGTACTTCATCATGGATGAACGCCACTATCGCAACGTCTTCCTCAGTGTAGCCTTCAGCTTGTAACATTTGCTCAATTTGGACGTACCACTGTTTGCAAATGATCGCTCCTGCTGACTGTAAAAGTGTATTAAGTGCTGCGTGTGCGTGTCTTACTGGGACTTTTCTACCATCAAGTCCTTTAAGCCAACCTCGTTTAGCGGCTTCTGTGACTGCGTCCCTAAGTTTTCTGAGGGCAGGGACTTTCTTAAGGAATTTCGCCTTAATTGCCTTGCCCTCTTCTGAGCCTTTGTTAATGATCTGCCCAATTTTCTCGTCTCCTGCTCCGTATAAGAAGCCATATATAAATGTCTTGGCATTTGCTCTTGTAGGTAGTCCTGCTGCTTCTTGGTTTGCAGAATGAACATCGCCACTGACAACCTCTAGCGCGTAAGAACCACCATCAAAAGGAGCCATATAACTGGCAAGACAGCGAAGTTCAAGCGAGCTAGCATCGGCTCCGAGAAGGGAATAACCATTAGGCACAGTAAAAAGCTCACGACACTCACGCCCATAAGGTGCTGAGACGGAGGGAATTTGAGCGCAATTCGGTTGCGAATGGGTGCAACGAGATGTGACGCAACCCATGTGATTAACACGCCCATGTAATCTTCCTTCTTTCTCCAACTTCAACCATGCTTGCTTACCTGTACCTAACTGACCGATACGTTTGTTCAGCATCAGGTATTCAGACAAAAGAGTGGCTTCAGGTAACTCAATACTGCTGAGGATGGTTTCGTCTACTTTAGGTATGCCCGTGTCGGTAAACTCTTTCGGCTCCCATCCAAGTCCCTGTAAACGCTCTGCGATTTGTTGGCGTGAAGCAGGGTTGAACGGTATCTCCTTGGATTTAGTCTTGAGCTGAAGGGTTGTTGGAGGGAACGTATGTTGAAGTGAAACCTCGATGTCATTCTTCCTCTGCGATAACTCAGCAAAGAGCTTCTGAGCCTTATCAACATCGAACATAAATCCACGTTGTTCTTGCTTAAACAGCGCGGTAGCGATTTGATGCTCAAGAGTAAGCGCATCCTCTGAGAACGGTTTCGACAGAATCCTGGAGTGCAAAACCTGCGTAACTTTCGTGTCCTGTACACAGTAGTCCAACATCTCTGGACTGAATGTTTCCCAAGCCCCATTGTTAGCTTCGCTATATTCACCTTTCAGTTCTCCTAAGCGATAACCCCAAGCTTTTAGTGAGTGAGATCCCCAAAGCTTTGTAGGCAATCTCTTGTGGTCAGCATCAAGCTGCATGAGGTGAGGCCAAATGGTTCTTGAGCAAACTAACGTATCGAGAACGTCACCCTTGTATTCCCATGACCAGAGCTTTTTAAGTACAGGTAAATCATAGGAAATTAGGTTGTGTCCAATTAACTGGACAGCGTTCTCCATCAGAGGTATGCAGTCTTTCACTGTATTTCCGTGGAACGTGTGTACCTCACTACTATCAACATTTCTCAGCACCACGCAGTGAATGGTAGTGACATCATCAAGTAGGTTGTCTGTCTCAATATCTAAGATATATTTCATGGCCCTGTCTCCGCAGTGACTAATTTAGTTCTGGATTTTCTTCCAATTCCTTTTCAAAAATTTCACGGAACTCTTCCAGTTCAGGGTAGTTACCCAGTTCAATTGATTGCTCTGTCTCTACGAGATAAAGAGAAATCAGATGTCCAATCCACGCTCTGCGTAGTTGGTCTTCGGTGTAAAGCACCATTAAAAATATTCCTCTGTTGTAGTAGTTTCGTCAGTGAAGGGATCAGACGTTTCATACAGACGGGTAGTGTTAGGTTCATACCCTAGATAAATCATGTTGCCTGTAGATTGCCCTGTGTAGCGATCCTTCAACACACGGAGACGGGTGGTCTGCCTCTTCTGTTCATCTGCATCCTGCTGATTACGTTCAAGACCAAACATGAAGTAACTCCAGAATCCGATTGATCTAGAACCTTTGAAGTGACGGATCGAGACCTGACCTCCCTCTTCATGAGGCTTGCCATCAGGAGTAGCTAAGTGTGAGACGAAATGGATAATCACCCTGAGTTCGTTGGCAATCCCTGCCATCTCTTTCATGATCTGCTCTAAGCTTCCTCTCTCATCTGAGGTGTCAGCCATAGCAGTTAGGTGGTCAATGTAGAACAGCGTGATACCTTCAGCGTGTGCCATGTAGCGCAGCTTGTTCTTAATGACATCCCAATCAGTCTGACCAAATGAGTTATAGAACGTGACCTTTCCTGCAAGACTGCGAACTGCATCTACCAGTTCTTCAGAGTCCCAACTCCCGTCAGGGACATGGAAGCGTCTGCCTTCTACCTTGCCTGCAATCCGTTTAGCAGTCTCAGTTGGTAATTGTTCCAAGAAGAACACACCAACCTTGTGACCTAACTCAGTAATATCAAAAGCAATCTGTTGGGTCATGAAGTCTGTCTTACCGATCCCAGTACCCGCACCGAAGGCATACACCTCACAAGGCCTACGCCCATAAGTGATGTCCGTCAGGGTGGGTAAGAACCAAGGAAGTCCTTGCTCGATTGGCTTACTGATCTCATCAATTAGATCTTCAATGTGTACCAATCCATCAGGACGGTATTCCTTAGCGTCCCAAACTGCGTAGCTCAGTTCCTTGACCTTACCTGCTTGCAGTAATTCATTTGCATCCTTGCACTGCAGGTACGCAATCTTCGCCTTGCCTGGGGTTAAGAGTTCTGCACAGTCGCGTGCTGCCTGCTGTCCTACCTCATCTTGATCGAACATCAAGACAACAGAATCAAACTTCTCAATCCATTCAATCTGCTTCTGTATATCTTTCTTTGCTCCAGAGACTCCATTCTTAATCGAGACAACAGGCCACTTAGGGACTGCTTGAGCTACACTCAGACAATCAATTTCACCTTCTGTGATGACAAGCATCTTGCCGCCGTCTTGAGCAATACTCTGCCCGAACAGACAAGCGTCCTTGATGTTCCCTATGACTTTGAATGTTTTGTCTGGGTATCTAAGTTTCTGTGCGACAACTCTTCCCTGAATGTCGGTGAATGAAGCCACTTGTACAGGAGAGCCGAGGTACTCAGCGACTCCGTATCCGTACTGTCTGCAGGTCTCGTAATTGAGTCCTCGCTTTGTGAGTGGGGTGACTTCGGGTTTGATGAATTGTGTTGATTGTGCGTGCTGTGGCTCATGAGTCACTTCACCCTCCGCAGGTGTATAGGTTTGACATGAGAAGCAGAAGTGATGTCCATCTGTGTACAGAGCATTGGCATCACTACTACCGCAGTGTGGACACGCCTCATGGCGTATCAACTCAGACTCAGTCATCGTCTTCGCCACAGTCTTCCAAATTATTGACGTACTCTAGTTCGTCTTCGACTTTGTCCACCCATTTGTTCAACAGCTCTTTGAAGTTTGTTAGCTCTTCATCGCCACAATTTTCAAATGTATGGTTTAGTAAATCCTCTAGATCAAACTCAACCTTCATGTATCCATTCCTCTGGAATTGTTTCACCTTCAGCCCAAGTAAAGCCGTAACGGTCAGCCCACTCACCACAAGACATCTTCGTTCCGTCCTTGCGTACCTTCGCCCCTTGAACGGGGGAGGAGGCACGTTGGAACAAGAACCTAATCTCTAATTCAGGATGTTGTGCCTTAACTGCTTTCATCTTGCGCTGTGCGTCTTGGCGGAAATAACCTTTTAGTTCGACATAGATGCCACCGAGCTTAAGATCAGGAACATAGGAGCGTTCAACGCTGTACGATAAAGTGTGTGGTTCGTACTCGTAGCTCACTCCTGCGTCCTTCAATTTACCGATGACTCTCTGCTCAAAAGTCCCCTTCAACTGCGACATCAGCAGACTCTTCTTCAAAAGGCACTTCACTACTGTTGTCTTTTTCAACAGCCTTAGCGATGTATCCATCTTCCTCCTCAAACGGACTGTTCGATGGGGTGTACTCCTTCAGCTCAATAACCTGAACAGCAGAAAGATACAGAGTGACGTAGATGGTCTTCTGTGCAGCGACATAGTTAGCGGTTGGATTGAAGGCAATATTGACTTGTGAGCCGTTGCCAATCTCGATGCCTAATTTATCCATAGGCTTGCGCTTGGCATCCACCACCATGACCCTACGTTTGAGACCTTCTTTGGTGCGTGCCTTTGCCTTGAACTTAAATACGAGGTTCCCTGTTGGGTCACCATTATCATCGTACTCAGTATCAAAGCTGTGTCGTGTGGACAGCGCGTTCTTCATTTTAGGATCACGCTTGACCTGGGCTTGGAACTGTTCGTTACCAACACCTTCTAGGTGCTCACACATTTCGGCTGCTTCAATCTCTGAAACAACTAATGAGATGCTAAAGTCGCCTTCTTGATCTTTAACAAATTTGCGGGAGTTGTTATCAAACTTCTCCTGCTGTCCTTCAAAGACTTTTGCCCAAAGAGCAGAGCCTTTTAGAGTCTTGACATTACTAGCCATTATATCTCCTTAAGTGTAGTTTTTCCTCCATAGGAGGCCATAATAGGACTTTAGTTATCATGAAAAAAAGTATTTAGATTCCAATATGTTATGGAGGTTTAGACTACCTCTTTCAGGAGGCTCTGGAAGAACTCCTTCAGTGTAGCTTTCAACGTGATCTTTAAGCTCTTGTAGCACATCATGTTCCTCATACATGTCTACAAACGCTTCTCTAAGGAGCTGATTCATGGCAGGCATATTGGGTGCATGCGTGCCATAACTGTCGTGAACCATAGCAAAGTCATCAATGCCTATGTCCTTACAGCGATCAATAGTCAACGTAAGAGCTGAGGCATCCATACTATGAATGAAATTAGGAGAGGATCCATTGCGCGTTCTGTTGAGATCTACAGTGTCCTGTTGATAGTCCTGAAACGACAGCTTCACTACGTTCCCGTCAATCATTGTCTTGATCGTCCGGTGTGAGAGCTGAGGGTAAGCCTGACGTACCAGTAGGTTCGTAGGTGTCACCCATTCCATCGCCCTGTTCTGTTTAGCACAGTGACTCCCCACAGTACGCAGGTAATCCATGACAGTCGAGGCAGAGGAAATGACATCTTGGATGGAAGACCAGACATGCGTAGAAAGGTACTTACTAGGTGGGAATAGGTTCTCCCAAGGACTGTACTGTCCCTTATCTATCTTTTCCTTGATTGCCTCTGCAATGTATTCCCTACAGGACATCAACGTCCCCGAATACGGAGTTATCATTACTGGCCTCTTCGTGATCTTCCTGTCGATACCAAACTCAAGGCACTGCTTCGCTAACTCATCACCTTCGGCTGCGTCCTTCTTGATCTTCTCAATTGTAGCTTTAGCCACATTTGTGTAGATGTCCTGGGGTTTGCTTGCAGGTGTGAGGTTGACTGCTTGTCCCCCACGCTCATCACGCAAGATTGCAGACAAGTGTTGTAGTCCATTGCAACTTCCGTCTGCATGCACGGGCAGGTGAGTGACAAAGTTCTTTCCTTCGCGGAGATAGCCATACCATTCAAAACACCATGCGAGTGCCTGCCAAGGTTTGTCTGCTTCCTTCCACCAATCATAGTCGTGTGGATTCTCTACAGACTTCACTACGTTATCTTCGTTCATGTATGCCCACAAGACACGGTCATCCAAGCTCACCTTATCAACACCGAATAGGTTGGCTCCATGTATCGCTAACCAATCAGCATCCTTGGTATCCTCGATCTGCACACCTCGTGCAAAGGTAATCAGACTCTTGCCCCAGTCAGCGACTTGAGGAGACAGGAAGGACTCTACAGTGTACTTGCGTCCTCTGAAGTCATTCGTCCATACGAAATAGAAAGCATCGTACTTGCAGTAGCTCTCAGCAATCTGAATGGTTCGCTCGTGTGCAATACGCTTAGACATGGTGCGATTGTTGTGGTCATAGATGGCAGCCCTTCTCCCACTCCATGCCTTCAATGCTTCACGCTCTTCACGGGTAGTCATCTCTTGCGGAGAAATTTCAAACGGGTACACCGGAAGATCTAGGTCATGCTTACTAGGCATACCACCGATCTCTTGATCGTTGTCCCACGCCCATCTGAGTACCTCTAAGATAGGTGTATTGATAACCCAAGGGGTGTCCTGCATCGCGTTCAAACACTTGAACTCTAATGACAGATCTCTCTTGGCTAATCGTCCCAAATACCTGCGTGCCTCTGGTCTCATGCGTTGACCCTCACCATTGGTAGGTTGTTAATAACCTCACTGTAGTAACCACCACCCCATACATCAGTCCAAGGTTTCGGAGGAATGATGCACGGTGCATAGCGAGGGTGAGCAACAGCTCGATGTTCGTTGAACTTCTTAACCCACTCAAGGGTCTCTGCTGTAGCCTCAAGGTAATTAGTCTTCTTACCACGAGACTTAAGAGTCTTGATGTGAAAGAGGCCCGTAGTCACAATGATCTTATCAATCAGACGAAGACCAACGTGGATCCTCTCCTCGTTACTCCATTCACCTTCGATGCCTTCCTTGTTCATCTTGTGGGTCAGGCCTGCACGTTTGTGATCGAATCCTTTGTCACCTTTCTCGTTCGCTTTATCAATCACCTTCTGTGCAAGCTTGCCTTGCTCATCAACCCAAGCTTTTAAGCGTGCCTGGGTTTCGATGTGCATGCCTACCATGCGTGCAATCTTCAGTAAGGTGTATCGTTTGCTCAGTGCATCCACCACTGTGATGAGAGCAATGTATGCCACCTGCTCACAGTCTGTTCCCTTAAGCTTCTTCTTTGCTATGTCCCGATTGCTAGATTTCTTTTCGATAATCTCAGCAACTCCCGCTGCCACCTTATCAATAGAAAGGGCAACCATAGATCGTCCGTGTTTAGTCAGGCTCTCCTTGCCCGATTCAAGTAGGCGTTGCTTTTGCTTTTCAAAGCGATCAACACCTGCCTGAACCATCTCAATCTCTAAGCGAATTTGATCCTCTACAGTTGGCACTTGTACCTCCAAGACCACAAGACAGACCACGGCTGTGGCCTATTCGTTAAACTACTTACACTGAAGGAGGTCTAGCTTAAAAGAGAAGGATACGAGCTGTATCCTTTGACTGGTAAGGGCTTGAGATCTAATTACACTGCTGTAGTTAAGACACAAGACATTTTAAGTCTAAGCTATTTCTTCAGTAATTGGTGCGAAAGGCGGGACTTGAACCCGCAAGCCTATGAAAAGGCGACAGATTTTAAGTCTGTTGTGTATACCAATTCCACCACTCTCGCGTAATTATTAGGCCACTTGTGACCACAAGGCCACCAATTAGACCACAACACTTTGCTCAAGTACACTGACTCCACTAACGAGGTGTTTGGGTGCTAAATGAGCGTAACGCATGGTGGTCTGGACAGCTTTGTGGCCCATCCATTCTTTAACGTGAGTGAGAGGCATCCCACCTTGAATCAACCTACTACATGTAGTGTGTCTGAGTGTATGCCAGACCACATCGTGTAGGTTGAGGTGACTACGAACCTTGTCCCATGTCTCCTTGTGCCACTGCCTGCGGAAGGCAAACAGGTTAGCTCCCTGCTTCGCCCTACTTTCCAACACTGCTCTTGCACGTTGGGTGAGAGGAACCAATCGAGGACTGTCGTTCTTTGACGTAGCTATGTAGAGCCCATCTTTGGTCACATGGTGGGCTTGTAGTGCAAGCATTTCTGAGTAACGGACGCCAGTATCAATGGAAACGATGAACGCATCCTTAATATCGTACTGACTCCATTGAGATAACAACTCCAGGATTGCATGCTCTTCCTCTGCTGTCAGCCAACGAAGACGAGTATGCCCTTCCTTCTGTCTGTGGAAGGTAGGAAGCTTATCAATCCTACCAAGTTCGTGGGCGTGCTTAATAATCTTAGAGAGCGCAGCGAGTCGCCTGTTGATAGTGGAATTGCTGATGCTCTCATTAGTCTTGCAGTGCATGATGTACTCATCGAGTAACTCAGTGTCGATAGATGTAATGTCTCGCTTGTCTCCGAACCATCGGGCAAGTACACCGATCATCAATAATTGCTTATCGTCAGATTTAGACCCATCCCAGTACATGTCGTAGGTCTTGTTTGCCATCTCTCTGAAGGAAGTAGAAACGCTAGACCCCTTGATGGTAGGGACAGGCTTGCCTAGTTCTAGTGCTTGCCTTGCTTGCGCTTCAAATAAAGTAGCTTCTCCTTTAGTGGAGAAAGAACGCCTGATTCTATGGGAGCCTACTTTGATGTAAGCCTCCCATGAATTACTTCTCTGTTTGACTGACATGGATATAACCCTCCAATCGTTTGGTTAATGCTTTGCCTTTATCGGTTAGTTGGATAAATTTCTCTGTGCGTTTCTTTGGGTTCTCTTCGGTATAGACAAGGTTATGTCCTTCCTTGCCGTATCGGTGAACCTTACTCAATGCTTGTACGTTTCGTGTTGCGCTTGCTGAGGTAAGGTCTAGATAAGTTCCTACATCGAGGACTGTTGTTTCGATTTGCTGAGAAGATCTCTCTGCAATGTATAAAAATGCAAGCATTGTCTGTGCCTGCATTTCTTTATCCAGACTCCTAAACTCTTGAAGCACTCTTTGTAGCTTAACGAGTTCTAGAGACATGTAATTCATACCTCCATAGGTAAATTGTAAATCCATCGTAAGATCTGCAGACCTGAAATAAATTGCTTGCAGAAGATACGCCTCTAGTGTAATGCAAGTAGACTTCTAACCCAAGTAGTTTTTTGAAGACCATGCGATATCCTCTATACAGCAGTTGAACGAATGTCTATTGATAACACTGTATAAAAAAAGTTCAAATATGTTTCCATGTTCTTCCCATTGCTAAATCCTGAATTGTTTGCTTACTAACCTCAAACTTCTTAGCAATAGCTTCGGTTGTGAGATGAGATGCTTGTGCAATAAGTTTTTTTCTTTCCTTCATCAATTGAAGAATTAATCGTGCATCATCTTCAGTTAATTTTGCATTGTGATGATTTGACCCTTTGGGTGCGGATGTGTTAGCTGCAGACACTATGTAAGTCCTCCTGCAATGTAGCTTTTAATGATTCAAAAATATGTGCAATGACATCTACAGTCCACCCGTTGCCGAGCATTTTGTACCGCTGAGTATTACTCACTCCTTCAGTGTAGTTATTTGGAACGGTTTGTAAAGCCTCAATTTCATTTGGAGTTAATTTTCTGTAGGTCAGTCCATGATCAAACGTCAAATGATTGTTGTGTTCCCAAGCACTCGTAGTGAGCGAAGGTGTTTTACCGTCCTTGGCTTTTATCCCTCCTGCGTTCTTGCCTTGAGCAACCTGGACAATCCGTGCAGACTCTTTCTCAAAGACAAGCTGCCTCCTGTTCTTCTCAAAATAGGATTTGAGGTTTCCTCCTTTCCAGTAGTTCGCATCAATGCAGAATGACTTGGTGCGGTCTGTTTGGTAGTCATCTTGAATGATGTCTTGGAGTACGATGCCTTTATCTTCGGGCGGGTACACATTCGGGATGTTAGTCCAATAAAGACGCTTTCGGTTCTGAGCTGAGACCAAACTGCTGTTGATAGTGATTGGTGCAACACCAAGTTCCTGAGTGATAACGTCCATGCTTTCTTTCTTCATTGGAACATTTTCTAGCAGGAAGAACCTGGGCGAAGCTGACCGGAGTACACGGACGAACTCAAAGAACAGTTTTGACCTAGGATCGTCAAAGTTGAGCTGCTTGCCTGCGAATGAGAAACCCTGACAAGGTGAGCCCGCGAGTAGGAGGTCAGGCTTTGAATACAAGGATGGATCGAACGCGCAGACATCACCGACATGCTCAATCTCTGGGTAGTTCTTCGCGCTGATTTGCATTGCATACTTGTCAACTTCTGACGCTATGTATTCACGAACTGGAACACCTACGCGCTCCAATGCAATCCGTCCGCAAGACATACCATCAAACAAAGACCATACCGTCAGGCCCTCTATGGGCTTTTGTGTGCTGTGTTCTGCTGTGTGCATATAGCTCCCCCAGTGTAGGAAGTAAGGAAGGCATACAAGCACGCAGAGAAAGCACAGGAACCAAGCCCAAAAAAAAGCCCGCACGAGGCGGGCAAATGAGGGAATCGGTGTCACCAGTTCTTAAAGAGTTCGCCCTTGTACGCCAGATAACCAATCAAGGGAGCCATCAAGACAAGCATGAACCAAGCGTTCTCTATGCTGTACATTGTAGATTCTCCTTGAGTGGAGGCATTGAGCCATTCTGCTCCACATCGTGGACATAAAACCAAGCCATCAGCACGGGTTCCAATTGTTGGAGGGTTCCAAGGTAGGTCATGCCCTCAAGATTTAGAAGGCAGTCTTCCTTTAGTCGATTGCAACGAATTACAAAGTTTTCGTAAAGGTTGGGTGCTACCTTGCATCCGTCCGGTACATAAACCAGAGCCCATTGCCGGAGATCATCCCTAGCAACATTCCTTGTATCTGCAAAGGTGTTCAAGTGTCTGAAATAGATGTTCACGATAACTCCTCCCATAGAAGGTAATAAGCTGTGAGCTGCTTGCGCTGTTGTTTGGTGATGTCTTCACAGATCAGCTCATCCATTGAGAGATGAGGCAAGCCCTCACGCTCGCACCATGAAGCGTATGACAGCACGAGATGATCAAGCACTAGATCTTCAGAGTCGCTTGTTGATAGTGTGCCGTTATAACCGTATGCCTTACAGAGTGGGCATGGAGTCGTTTCGGTTTTCATGAGTGAATCTCCGTGAAGTCTAAAGGATAAGCGTCTGCATCTTGCAGGCCTTCGATAACCAAAGCTTTTAGTTGGTCTGGCTCCATTTCACGCAAGCACTCAATCGCTTGAAGACTGACCTCGTGATGTAAATGCCCATCGTTCAATACTTCTTCAGCGTCTGCATTGATGCCAATGCCTAAAATGATGCGCGGATGTACTTGAATATTTACCATGTCTGACTCCTTAAAAGTTTGAGTTGAACTGGAGGAACTCTGCTAGCTCCTCCAGATATTGATCTTTGGCTTGTTCTAAGACTTCAGGATACTGAACGCTATCAGAGTCGAAACGATAAGTTGTTGTTCTCTGTGTCTGTGGGTTCTTGACAGATACCACAGTGTCTAAAGTTCCATCGTCAACGAGTGTCGCTTCTAGGAAAAAGGTTTCTGTGTAAATCACGATTTCACTCCTTTACTTCTGACCAGATGTAATAACCACCCACGTTATAGAGTCCGTCTGCGTTCGGATTCGCTAAAACGTAGTCATCAAAGAACTCGTGAAGATCTGCTTCTTGGTCTTCAATGTCTGATGGGTTCCAAGCTTTCAGCTCTGCGAGAAAGTACGCTTTGATTTCTTTGGCTGTCTTTTCTGTGACATAAGGACATAGCCACCCGTTCCAGTAGCCATGAAAAGGAACTTTGGTGAGGTCTTCAGGCATGAAACCTTCAAAGCGTTGACCGTCTTCAATAGCAAAAACGACATGTCTATATAGCTTTGTCATTAGTTCGCCCTCCGTGCTTGGTCTTCTTCAGATTCAGCCATGCACTCAACACGAAACGCGACATGCTCCAGAGCCCACCAAGCCAAAGCGTTAAGGATGGTAGTGTCTGCGTCTTCTGTTCTCTGCTTGTCATGCACTACGCGCCAAAACTGCGCTTCAAATTCGTGTGGTTTGCATCCTGTCACGAGCTGAACGTCTATGGATTTGAACTCAGCAACATGAGTCGACACTGGTAGATCAAACTCGTTCGCCTCTTCTGTCAGAGCGTCAAGGATGAGATCCATATTTTCACGAGCAAACGCTGTGGTCTCGCGGTAGTAGATGAAACCAGAGAAACCTCCGTCAGCTCCTCCGGTGTTTATGTCTCTGCAGGTTGTCAGAAATTCTAAAGAGTCATCGCACGATAACTGTGTGCAGACAGCTTCAAATAATGGGTTTTCAATGTACTGTTTCATTGTAGTTACTCCCTCTGTGTAGTTATTAATCTAAAAGAAACAATGAAGCCATACCGAAAACTACAGAGAAGAACATAGCGTTCATTCCTGTAATTGCGACACCTATATATAGAGCGTCCTCTGTAAGGAGAAAGCCCAAGAGCCCACCAAGGAACGTCAATGCGGAAAGCATTAGTGCGCTGATGATCACGAAAGGTAGGTACTGGTTGACTAAGTTCTTCATGGTTATTCCCTCTGTGTAATGACTCCTTTAGTGGAGCCTATGTACACAATGTAACTGCACGGTATTGATAACACAACACCTAAATGCAAAAAAATATATAGACACACACTGACACACGAAACAGATAGACAAAGTTTGAACAGATAGAAGGAAGGAGAGCAGATCGTTGATCAGTAGATATTTAATCTGATGCGAAGCCAGAACTATCAACTCTTTCGGCTGACCTCGTGGTCTTGATGGTGGCCCCCGTGCCTCCTTTTCGATCTCCGTGCTGATTGGGCCAGAGCGATGGGGGAATACCTGGGACACACCTATGCATACACCACTTCAGATTTTTGTGTGATTTTTGGATTGGGGTTGTACTGCGTGCATGCAGCTAGAGTTATCCACATAGAATCTGACGAGACTAAGAGACACCCTAGCAACTAAAGTACCCTAGAGGGTATGCAGTACGCTTAAGGAACCTAAGTAACTAAACTGTACTTAAGTAAGCAGGAGGGAACGATGCAGGAGGGAAGAACAAGGGGGTATGTACTATATATACTTCAAACCCCCAAACTCTAATGATCGGACTTTAGAACCAAGTAGTTGATTTCATTGTACTTTTAGAGGTGTTAAAACCACTAATAAACTTGTCTAACTCATTAGCCATAAGTTCTTGTCTTTTAAGGACTATTTCCTTGTCTGCATCGGCAGCCATTTGGTCTACCCAATACTGCACAGCCATTGCTAACACATCCAGTCTATCGTCGTGCGCTAAAGCACCTCTGTCTCTGGTTACTCGTGTCATCTGATAGGCAAGCATGTACTTCATTGCTTTCTCAGGAGGCAAATCCTGGACACTTTCGTAGTCCTTCTGGACAACCTTAGGGTCTATGACTAACTTATGTTGGTTCATCACGGGCTCTAAGGTGTCAATGATGCGTGCTTCCTTCTGCTTACTGTGTCTGACCTCCTCGATAGATACAGGGTGTACCTTGGACAAGTAGGGTTTAAACAGTTCAGTAAACATGCCGTCACCAAAGTTACTCTCAATGAGTACCATGTTGACACTATGGATCTTAGCGAGTGCTGCGAGGCTCTTCAGGGTATCTGAGGAGTACCCTCCTTTAATACCACCTGCATCTACGAGGTATAAGAAGCCATTCAGCATCTTAACAACAGCGTAACCAGTTTCATCTGCACCTCTACCTGAGGGGTCAATAGCGAGAATAGAGCCTGTGTACTCTGATCTTCCTATAGTTTCTGCGGGTGCGAAGTACCTATCGCCTGAGAGACCTACATTAGGGAGATCATCTAGAGGCTTAAAGATACCGTAGACCACCTTGGCGGGAGCTGTGGTGTCATCACAAGACATCACGATGAGATCTGAGAGCTTCAGAGGATACCTGTCTTTATCAGAGAGGCTAGTGTCTAGCATGAACTGCAGAGCGAACCCTGATTTCCCATAAGACAGCTCTCGTTCTAAGAGGTCTTCCTCATCAAACCGTAGAGGGTCTGTAGGGAGGCCTGTGACCGCTTCTGTGCCTTTACTAAGGGCATCATATAGGTACGGAGCTAATCGTCCGTTATACGCCTTCTCCGTAGCTTCTACACTAGGGTAGCGAGCAGGCCAAACTCTTAACTCGTATCCACGTTCTGTTAGGACGTTGTAGAGGGACATCTCGTTTTGAGGTGTACCTAGGTAGATAATCTTACCTTCTGGTTTGAGAACAGCGTCAAATTCTTTAACACTTTCGCCAAGTCTTTCTCGCATGGTTTGAGTCATGGAGTTGTTGGGAACCTCAACGTCATCTGCAATGATGATGTCTGCACGAGACCCTGTAAGCTGCCCAGTGATACCTACAGACTTAACTGAAGGGGATCCTGAGGCTTTAGCAGGGGCTACGTCAAAAGCTATCTTAGACCACCGTTGGTGTTCCTTGGCGATCAGGTGTTGACACATCGGTAACTCTACAATGAGTCGCTGCGTGAAGGTAGAGAAGTCATCTGCGCGTGCTTTACTGGCTGAGACAACCATGAACTTCTTGTCTGGGTCTAGCAGGAGTTGATGCACAACGAAGGCACAAGTGATGTAGGATTTACCTACACCACGGAAGGCCTCAATGATACATCGCCTGGGACTAGCCTGTAGGTAGTCAGCAATGTCGTACTGAATAGGGGTGGGGTCTGGAAGGTTTAGGTGTTTCCAGACAACCCACAAGAAGTTACGGAAGTCCTTAAGTTCATTAGGGACTTGAGTCATTACTTATTACGTCCTCGATTACTAGAGGGACTTTGGATGCGTAGGTTAGACATGGAGTTGTTATTCGGATTCCTGTCTTTGTGATCGACATCCTTACCTGCAAGCTTGGCCTTACCATACTTACTTTGCATGTCCCTGCGTGCTTGCACTCTGCCTGCTCTACGTTTCCGTTGCTCTGGCTTGCCGTGATATTCACGGTACTCTTTCTTGTAATCACGCATTACTGGATTTGCTCCGTGACTTCAAAAGGCAAAGACTCCAATAGGTTTGCTAAAGGAGACTCTGCTGTAATGACATCGAGGTTTGCATTGTTGTCTTTAAGGAACTTAACAGCGACTGATAACTCAGATGCTGTAGCCTCACCACCCTTCACACGATTGAGTAGGTCATTGGCTACTGCACCGTGGAGAGCATCTAGGATGTCTCTGTTATCCATTTCTTAGCTTCCTGTTCTGTTTCTTTAATCCGTCTATCCCAACCTTTTCCAAATGTTTTGTAGGTTAAAAGACCACGGACAAACTGCTGTCGTTGATGGATGGCTTGGTGGATACATTCATCAGCGTTCTTGCCGTAGGCAGCGTTCGCTATTTCAACTGTAATGTCTCCGATGTAACCATCTATTGGTTTTGCATCAACTGCGTGTTGCAACCATTTACTGGCGCGTTTACACCCACTATTAACTGCAGCATCAAAGGTGAGCAGAGCAAGAGGGAATGGAAGATCATCCCCACGAATCTTGTTCCAGTAGTCCTCTTTGTAGATGAGGGCTGCGTCATGCTCACTAAGGTTTGCAATGTCTACGTCAGGGTAAGCACGCTTGGAGATACCAAACTTAGTCTCTCCGCCTGGGTCATCTGGGTGATCCACATAACCGCCTTCGTGCTTAAGAATTAACGTGATGGCATTGTCAAAGGTCATTAAGACTCCTTACTTTTTGATTTTGTCCATTACTGAACCGATTCCCTTAACGCCAAAAGAGGCACTGACCACGATCATTAAGACCGTGTGATACCATTCGGGAAGGGATTGCAGGGCTTCAAACCCTCGTTGAATATGTGGTACGAAGGCAGGGATAAAGCACAGCACGAGAGGTATAGAGAACACCAGAGTCAGCCACTCGTCCTTCCAACTGTTCTTGGATGCTTCCGCCATGATGCGCTCCCAATCCGCTGTGGACTGTGCGGCTGTCTTCAAAGCGGTGGCTTTCGCCTCTGCGGTGGCCTTGGTTGATTCCGCCTTGGCACTGACCCATGTACCTGCCAAGTTCGTGATAGCTGTGATGATTCCAATCATGTGCCATTACCTATGTCCGTTGAGATACATACTGCTTCGTAGTTGATCTTCGGTTTAGGAGCTGTACTGAGGAAAATGTCTCGTGCCTCAAAACAATCCTGCATTGATAGAAATGGCCCTTGAGGGTAGACAGCGTAGCTTTTTCCTTGAATAAGGATCGCAAATAGAATCCATTGCATAACTGTTGCCTTGTGATGCACAAAAGTGCGCTTAGAAATTGGGAGTTACTCTGTAAAACAGGAATTGAACTCCCGATTTGTCAGGTATTACCTTTCGTTGTTAGGAGGTAGATGAATAACCAGATAGCCCCGATACCCGTTGCGAGTAGCAGAGTGATGATGATTCCATCTTGGATATTCTTTAGTAGTTGCTGTCTCCGATATACAGCCTTATCTCTTGCTTCTTTGATCTGTCTCCGCATGGCATACATCTCTCTAAGAGCGTCCATACCGTAGCGGTACATAATCATTTCTCTGATTTGTGTTTCTTGTTCTTCAGCTTTCTTTTTAGCAATAAGAGCATTAAGGGCTTCTTCTTCAACGCTTTGGGAGAACACAAGCTTCTTAAACAAAGGAGGGTTCTTTGCTTGAGCTTCTGCTTCACGGATGTCTGAGACTGCGGTAAACCATTTACCAAGCTGTCCTGCGACATCTTCTAGTTCTCTTCCAGTGTTGACTAGGGATTGCACGGCCTTGAAAGCGGTTGTAGCCGCCGCCAAAGCCGTTATGGGATCAATCATCTAAGGAGGGTAAAAAGTTGGGACAGCCCGAACTGCTGTGCGAAATAAGACAGACCAACGCCAATGGCGACCCACTTGATCTGACTTAAAGTTGCTTGGATAGATCTAAGCGATTGACGCATCTCATCGGATGTATCTCTTAGTTCACTTAGTTCATTTTCGTGCAGTTCGAGAGTCCACTCAGCTTTACTGAGACGGGACTCTATTTCTTGCATTGGTTACACCTTCGGAATCATCGCTTTGATTTCAGCAACGTGTGTTTGCCACGCTTCTAAACCGTTCTCTGCAATGTACTCTAGTTGTGTTAAGGAGGAACCGTAGGCTTCTCTCCTGTCTTGCAACCATTGAGGCTCTTCAACTTCAACTTCTTCTGGGATAACTTCTTCTGGCTTAGCCTGTGCTGTTCTCGACTGCCCTACCTGAATAAAGGCAGGAGCTACTCCAGTCTTAGGAGCAAACTCAAGAACGTGAGCATCAAAGTCCTGCTCAGTCATATCTGCTGTTAAGACAACTTCGGCCCATGACCCGTCAGCAAATGTGACGGTAGCAATCCCGTTGTCAATCTTGTCTACTGTATATTGCATGATTACCATTTCCTCATGGGACATTTTGCAAAGTTAAGTTTGGTTTTTGCGGGCATAAAACACCCACATTTCTTACAAGTTTTGAGTACGTTGTAAAAGAAAGGGCATTCTTTACAAACGTTATAACGTTCTTCAGCCGTCATACTGTACGCCCTGCTGTCGTTCCATTAACGCTGAATGTCACGTTGCCGATTCCGCTGACGTAATATCCTGCCAGACCTCCAGATGATCCACCTGAACCGCCTGAGTAGTTACCATTAGCACCTGTTGATCCAGTTGAACCACTAGCTCCAAATGCACCGGCTGTTCCACCTGTTCCACCTGCTCCTGCGCTATTTCCTCCTGCCGATCCTCCCGATCCAGTTGCCGCTGATTGGTTATAGCCTTGGCCTACGCCTCCAGTGCCTCCAGTGCCGCCTGAAGTGATTG